CCCTAATTGGGCGTAAGGCGCTTCGGACCTCCTATGCACCGATGCGGTGTATAGTGGCAAACGGGCAATTGCCCTAGATCCGTCCACCTCTTCCTTCGGAAGGTTCACATCAGAATATTGCTGATGCACCAAACCCGTAGGAAGGACTACCTTTTCCACTCTTGCAACCCTCCTGGTGGCTAAGGTCGTCCCAACTCACGTGATTAAATCCTCGTCCAGCTCTTCAAAGTTGGAAAGGACTTGATCGGGTAAGTTGAGAAGTCTCCTGGCATGGCCCCCCCTCCAGACCTTCAACTCCCGCGATTTAGCGCAGGGTCCGAAGGCTCGAGGGACGTTCAGTTCCATAGGAAAATCTTGAACTAGGTCCACGCGAGAAGATAATTTCCGGAGTAGGTCCCCTCTGGTTCCTGCCCGAAAGAGATGAGGTACAAACCCCTTCTCTCTCCTGCAGGCCCGAGCCCACTTCGAGTGCAACGGCACAACCCGGGACTTAAAGGAACGGATGTACCTCAACACAGAGGGAACCCTGTTCTCGTCGAATGTTATTCCCTCATAAAAAGACGGGAAAGACATCCGACGAAGGACGGAGCTCAAAACCTCTGCGAAGGGCACCCCTTCCTGTGAGCCCTGCGGCAACGTTCGGAGAATAGAGGACTTCAATATGGCCCTCATATCCCTGAATGTCGTCGTTGGTATAGCCGGCGGGAAAGCAGACAGACCCATACCCAATGCTAGTTGAGTGATGGGCATGGACGCCAATGCCCCTAAATGCCTTTGCCGAACGAAATCGGACAGGTGAAATGGGACATCAACGTCTAGACCCCCCATCCATTCTGGTAGGGATAAGTCTAAGTGCTTTCCAGTCTCACGCCACTCAGGCAGGAATTTGGAATAAGATAAGAGGCTCAATCGCCTACGCGTCCTAAATCCAAATCCCTTACTTCTGCAAAACTCTCTGTAAGCAGAAGCCTGGGTAGCCCAAGACACATTACCCTTTGATCCTCCTGTTGGACAACTCCAAAACGAGATGTAACAATAGGGGGAACACCGGGACGCACCCAGTTTCCATGGCTCCTCACAGAATAACCCTGATCGAGGAGTATAGAAACTTTTTGGCTTCGAGATCTTGAGCCCTAAGGACTCGAGACCCCGGTTATAGACCTCCACCTCATCCCGAGAGATGTTTGCTATTAAAGCGTCATCACCACAGGACCAAATGGCCCTGCCTCGAGGAGGAAGTAGAGAAGCCGCATAGCGGGTGCAGAGAGACATCACAGGAAAAGATGTCGGGTCACCCATCATTGCACCCCTTTTGGAAGTTGCAATGAGGTCCCAACGCCTCTTTCTGTAATAGCTAAGGGCATCCTCGCGAGAGAACCGGAAATTGAGGTCTAAATACCTTAAACCGATTCCTACGCGGGACATGCCCTCAACCTCTCCAGCATATGGGTGAGGGGGGAGTTCGAATGGAAACTTGGTTCTACCTCGGACAAAAGTCCTTGGGCCAAGTAGCCACTCTACTAACTCTTCTGTGTACTCCACTACCCCCAACTCAGCAGGCACACCCATCTCCGCAAGGAGGGGGGGAGCCAAAGCCCCTATTTTCCGGGGCATCTGAGGAAGGCGTAGGAGAGCACAGTAGGCCTCCTTCCCCAACCAATGCGGGTGGAGATCCGTTGCAAACGAGAGGTCTTGGGAATAAACTCCTAAGAACTCCGGGCGCAAAGGGTCCCTACCTAGCTTCCCACCAACCGACTCTGAGCAACATGGGTCTCGTTTCAAGACTTGATCCATGCAAGCCCGGAGTGGCTGGAGGAGGATATTGAGTGCAATGGGGCCACAAGTGGGCAGTCGGACCTTCAACCCCTTCTCGTCTGCATACAGCGGAAGAGAAAGAGGAGGGCCCTCTGCCCGCATAGCCTCAATGCATTCTTTAACCCCAACACAGAAAAGGAAGTTCAAAATCCCCCAAGGGGTACACTCCCTTTCCTCGTAGGTGGCATCACTCTCAGGGGCCACAAGCTGACGTCTATTTTGGGACAAATAGTCCCGCGTCATGCAAATGAACCCCATTGAGTACCAACCTCCGGGAATCTGTGTCGGAAGCAAATCCGCTTCCGTCGTGTCTGCCACACCAACAATGTGTGTTTTCACCCCTTTCTCCGTACGGAGAACGGGGGGCAGGCCCTCCGGAAAGACGGTTTTGAAGCCCAACCCCACCATCAACTGGTAGCCCGTCCGAAATCCACCCGACTTCCGGGGGAATTCGAGGCAGGCTGAGGTCGAGGGGTAGATCTGAGGGTCGAACCTCCTAGGCGCAAAGCGTCGGAAGTACTGATCCAAAAATCTGGGCCATTCTGGTATTGGCTCTGGCCCGGGCTCACTGCAGACACGCCAGATGAAGTCACATATATGACGACGTTTGGAATGCTCCTCTTCTTCCGGAGATTCAAAAACCGGAGGAGGAAGGGCACGTGCCGCATAAGAGAATTGAAGGGCTAAATGCCTTTCAACCGGACAGAGCCACTTAGGGTAAGGTGCTGCCCCAAACGCATATGCACGCGCTTGTTGGGCACACATCTTAACCTGAACCGCAGCTTCCTGTGGACTCAAACACACTCGGCGGACAAAGCGGCGTATTAGCCGTCGGTCCAGCCAGGGTGCGTTCGAGACACACATTCGGCTGCGCAGGCGAGAGCACTCTTCCCAAGCTGAAAAAACAGCCCGGAGAATGCAATCTATCGATTGGAGGAATCGGAGATTATCAAAGAATCTCTGATCCCCCCTCTTGCCTGCCTCACGCCTAATCCTCTCCCGGGCTGCGATATCGCGCCCGAGACGGTAACGCGGTTTATGGGTTGGGCCGGCTCCAACGAGCTTGCCCCCCACAAACTGGTACCTATCCCATCCTGCTGCGAGAAATTCAATCTCATTAGCAGAGAAAGGATAAGGCTTAGGAACAGGAGGAACGGGGATAACCCCCGAAATCAACATGGGCCTCTTTTCAGAGACCAGACTCCCTTTAGAGGGAATCGAAGAAACCCGGCAATGTCCAGGTTTTCC